TAAATCAGGTGGCGCTCACGCATTTTTATTTACGAAAGATTTTGTTCCAGCAAGTTTAATAAGAGAAAAATTAAAAAAGATGGCTGCAGTATTGGGCCATGCAAAAAGAGAAATTTATCCAAAACAAGATTATGTAAAATTTGATAAAAATGATTTACCAAGTTGGTTGAATATTCCATATCATGGTGGAGATAATACAACTAGATATGCATTGGACGATCAAGGGAATAAATTAAGTTTAGAAAATTTTTATAAAGTTTATGATTTAAAATCAATTTCAGAAAAAGATTTAATTCACGGTACTATAATGAAAGATAATTCTAAAGATGAAAATGATTTATTAAAAGGTGCACCTCCTTGTTTAGTTACATTATTAAAAGATGGAATAACAGAGGGTGGTAGAAATGATATGATGTACAATGTAGGTGTGTATCTTAAAAAAAGATATCCAACTGAATGGCAAGGTAAGATATATGTTTACAATGAAGAGTTTATGAAACCTCCGCTTACTTCAAGTGAAATGAAAGGATTAGAAGGTTCTTTAAACAAAAAAGATTATCGTTATAAATGTAAACAAGAACCTATTTTAAGTTTTTGTGATTCAAAAACTTGTGTTACTAGAGAATTTGGAGTTGGAGAAGATGCTCCTGTTCCTGAAATAGAAGAAATTAAAATATTTAAATCAAATCCTCCGATTTATATTGTTTATATAGATGGTCTTCCTGTAGAGGTAGATGATCAAATTTTACATGAACCTGATAAATTTTCAATCGCATGTATGTCACAACTAGGACAACCATTGCTTCCAGTCAGTAAGATTGTTTGGAGAAAAATGTTAAGGAAGTTTATGGGAGCAAACATGAAAGAAATTCCAGTTCCTGAATCTGCAAAATTAGATAATCAATTAAAAGATTTAATGAACGATTTTATTTATAGAGTTAATGCTAAAAAAATGTCGGATGTTATTAATGAATGTGCTTATAATGAAGATGGAAAAACATATTTTACAGCGTCTGGGTTTTTAGAATTTCTAAGCAAAAGCAAAACTTGGACTCTTAATAAAAATAAAACATTAAAAATGCTAGGTGATGTTTTTAAAGCTACAGAACAACCTAGATATATAGATAAAAAATCAATTAGAGTTTTTATAATGGACACGCCTAATTATAGTAGACCGGAACCAACAGAAGATCAAATAAAAGATCCATCATTTAAAGTATGACAAATAGAATAATTATTCCAGGACCTCCAGGAACAGGTAAAACACATCACTTAGTTAATTTTTATTTAAGAAAAGAACTAGAGGAATATAAAACACCAACTAATAAAATTGCATATATTACATTCAGTAATGCAGCAACTAAAGAAGCAATAAAAAGAATATCAAATTTTTTTCCTAAATATAACATGAGAAAAGATTTTCCATATGTTTCTACAATGCATGCTATGGGAAAAAAAGAAGTAGGAATGGATACAACTAATAAATTATTAGAAGGAGATAAGTGGAAATTATTTAAAAACTATTCTCAAATTTGTTTAAATATGAATTTTGATTGTAGACCCGATAGTGAGACTGGATATATAACTCATGAAAATCCACATATGAAAGTTATTGAATATGCAAGAAATAAAAAAATAGATTTATCAGAGGCAGCAATTGAATTAGATCTGCAGCATAGTTTAAATTTATACATAACAGAACAAATTAATTTAGATTTAAATGTTTTTAAAAAGCACACAGGAATGATTGAGTTCTGTGATATGATAAAACAGTTTGTTGAGAAAGATAAATGTCCTCCACTTGACGCAGTCTTTCTTGATGAAGCACAGGATCTGAATCCTCTGCAATGGGACATGTTCAAATACATTGAATCAAAATGTAAAAGATCATACGTTGCAGGGGATGACGATCAAACTATTTATAGTTTTCAAGGTGCTGATCCTAGTATATTTATAAAGTTAGATGGTAAGGAAGATGCAAGAGTAACTTCACGAAGGGTTCCACGGAAAGTTCATGCAGTTGCAATTAATATTTTAAGTAGAATAAAAAATAGAAGAGAAAAAGAATGGCTTCCAAGAGATGCCGAAGGAGAAGTACATTGGAATGAAAGAATAGAAAACATAGATCTTTCAAAAGATAAATGGATGATTTTAACTAGAACAAATCATATGTTAGTTCCAATAAAAGATTATTTAGTAAAATTAGGACTTAGGTTTATTTCTAAAAAAAATGAACATTTACCAGAGAATGTTTTAGAAACATATAGAACATGGGTTAGATTAAACAAAGGAGAAGTAGTTACAGCGGATGATGCAAAAGATTTATATAAAATAGGATTAAATTTTAATCTTAAACATTTTGTTAAAGGTCATGCAAATGGAAAGTCCATAGAGGAAGATTTTGTTAGTCTTAAAGATTTAAAAGAAAAACATGGATTATTAATAGAAGGAGATTGGAAACAATTAGATTTTAATGAACCTGTAAAACATTACATTAGTAATTTATTATATAGAGGTGACGATTTGTTTTCAGAACCTAGAATTAAAGTATCTACAATACACGGTGTAAAAGGAGAAGAATGTGACAATGTTATTTTATATCCTTGTATAACCGATAAAATACGTAACAAAGCATTAAAACATCCTGATGCTGAATACAGAGTATTTTTTGTAGGTGTAACACGAACAAAAGAGAACTTATACATTATGCGTTCTCAAAACAAACATCAATATAGAATAGGAGAAATAATACGATGACGAATAAAGCTTTTTTTAAACAAATAGGCGGGAAACATTATAAAAAAATGAAAATTCAGCCATCTGTTTTTATTAACGAAAACAGTTTACCTTTCGCGGAAGGTAATGCAATTAAATATATTTGTAGACATAAATTAAAAGGTAAGAAAGAAGATATACTTAAAGCAATACACTATTTAGAAATGGTTTTAGAAAGAGATTATTCAGAATGAGTCATCAAATAAATTTTATATTCAAAGAATCAGACTGGACTCCTCCAACACACTTTCCTGATTTAAAAAATGCAAAAGAAATAGCAATAGATTTAGAAACTAAAGACCCAAACATAAAAGAAAAAGGACCAGGTTGGCCTACTATGGACGGTAATATTGTAGGTGTTGCTGTAGCTACTGAAGGGTTTGTTGGTTATTACCCTATTGGTCATGAGGTTGGTTCTAACATGGATTATAAAATGGTGATGGACTGGGTTCAAGACATTGTAAGTGGTCCTGGAGATAAAATATTTCACAATTCATCGTACGATGTGGGTTGGTTAAGGGCTCACGGAGTAAATATTAAAAATGGAAGAATAATTGATACTATGATTGCTGCGGCTATCGTAGATGAGAATAGATTTTCCTATTCATTAAATTCTCTCGGCTTCGATTGGTTAGGCGAAACAAAGTCTGAACAAGAGCTAAAAGAAGCAGCAGCCGACTGGGGACTGGACGCTAAACAGGAGCTTTATAAGTTACCTGCTCAATATGTAGGGTTTTATGCAGAGCAAGATGCATCATTAACTTTAAAACTTTGGCAGTATTTAAAATTTAAAATTTATGACAATTCATTACAAACAATTTTTGATTTAGAAACAAAACTTACTCCAATATTAATTGCAATGAGAGCGAAGGGTATCAGAGTAAATGTTACACAAGCTGAAAAATTAAAACTTGAATTTTTAGAAAAAGAAAAAACACTACTTCATCAATTAAATAAAGAATGTGGTTTAAATGTAGAGATTTGGGAGGCAAGAAGTATAGCTAAAGCTTTTGATAAACTAAAGATAGACTACCCTAGAACAGAGAAGACAAAAGAACCTAGCTTTACAGCTAATTGGCTTTTAAATTGTTCCGCTCCAATAGCTAAATATCTTAGAGAAGCTAGAGAAATAAACAAATTTACATCAACATTTATTGATTCAATTATTAAATATCAACATAAGGGTAGAATTCATGCGGAAATTAACCAATTAAGATCTGATTCGGGAGGAACA